CGGACGTTGGCCGGGGTCACGAACAGGTTGGTCGCCGTACCGGTCACCGCCTGCGCATCCGTGGAGGTTGCGAAGTTGTCGACATTGCCCAGACCCACTTGCGCCTTGGTAGTGGCATGCGGGTTGTTCTTGTCGTCGATGTGCAGTCGCAGGGCGTCGCCTGCAAACTTATCGATGGCTTCCTTGACACGCAGGGGCGTCATGTACAGCGCGTTGGAGGTACCCGCCACGGCGTCCGCATTGGCTGCGATGCCGTAGTTCTGCACGTTACCCAAGCCGACCTGCGCCTTGGTGGTGTTGTGCGGGTTGCTCACGTTGGTGGCGTGTGCGTTGAAGTCGGTACGCAGGTTGGCCACGTCGGTACGGATCAAACCGTCCTGGTAGTCCACGTACTGAATCAGCTCACGATGGGACGCTTCATCACCCATCAAGATGGCCTGACGAATTGCCTCCAGCTCGGCCACGATGTACTCGAAGCCGTAGACGTCACCGATGTCATGCAAGTGCGGGGCCGCCGGATAGCGCTCGGGCTTTCCGATGATCGAGCCCCACTGCACCGAACGGTAATCGATGTTCAGCGCGTCGATCATCTGCTGGATCGCAGTGATGGACGAACTGTAATCGCCACCGACCACCTGGTAGTCGATCACGAAGTCGTTACCGATCGTGTCGTCAGTGATGACGATGACGGTACACACTTCCTGACCGGTCTTGATGGTGGCTTCCGGCAACAGCTGCACGGCCTTGTAGTGCTTTTGCTTTTCCAGCACAGCGCCGGTGGAAGCGCGCTTGACTACCAAGGACTTGGTATAGAACGGACCGTAGTTGGGCACGAATGCTCGATTGCCGACAGCCACCAAGGACTGAGGTTCCCCGACTACTTTATTCGTCGGGGAACGACCGGTCAGATCGAGCGGGTATTTGATGGGATTCATCCCGCGCTCTCCGTGAAGCTATTAGAAGGTGGCGACGTTCTGGTCGGATGCAGTGTCGGCCTCGATGAAGATACGGCGGACCGTACCGTCACGTGCACCGAAGTACAGGCGACCGTTGATCTCACTGGTAATCAACCGCTGCTGGGTACGAGCCTTGGGCAGATTCACGGAGTTGGTCACCCATGCATCGCCATTGAACTCGGACACCACCTGCTCAGTGCCATCGACCAGCTGCATGTAGCGACGGTAAGCGTCGGGGCGGACAGCCGCCTTCACACTCACCGTCTCCGCAGCAATCGGAGCACGATTCTTGTTGATTACCACGCCCCAACCACAGGCGCCGCTGAACAGGTCAGCCAGCACCGGATCACTTGCGACGTCGAAGGAGACCGTCTTGGTGACAGTGGAAGCGTTGACAGTCTGGCGCAGTTCCACGTAGAACTGCGTGCCGGTCTTGGTGACCGACATGACCACCTTCCCACCTACGCCCGCAGCAGCCCACACGTTGGCGGTTGCAGCCGGGTTGTAGGGAGTGCCTGCACGATTGGCATCGAGCACACCATCGCCCCAACGCAGACCATCGCTGGTTGCCTGGATCATGGTGGCCTCTGCCGTCAGCAGGTTGTAGCCCACGGTGAACAGCTTGTAGAAGTTCTTACCAGCAGCACCTTCCTGCACCAGACGACCGTCGCTGCGCAGTGCGTACAGGCCATGACGAACGCCATCGCGCTCGACGTAGGCAATGCACACACCCATCGCACTGGCCGAGCCAGTGGCGGTCAACTCCACTTCGAACTTGTAGTTGGTGTGCGTCTCCGGATTGGGCGAATACATCTCCCACTTCGAATTCAGCTCCAACCCGTCAGCCTTGATGGTGTTAAACTCCGACTTGGTAAAGCGCTTGGCCGTACCGGTCAGGATCTGGTGGAAGTCATGGTAATCTTCCGCGAAATCAGTACGCACCAGACGGGCTGCGGTCACTTCATCAGCGGTAGCCACCACGTTGATCTGCTCCAGCGACATGTTGCCGGTGCCGCCAGCGGCGACGACCTTAGCAACGCTCTTGATGGCGGTCAGGCCGGTCGGAGCAGTCGTGGTGAAATCATTGGTGCCTTCGAAGAAGCCGATAGCTTCACGATTGGCCAGGATCTGAACCTGATTGCGATTGAGCGTATCGTTCATCCACAGCTCGAAGACGTTCTGATCGGTCAAGCGGTAGCTCAACGACCACGCCGGCTTCTTACCAGACAGCAACTCCATGTAGGACTTGTCCGGGCTGTTGATGTTCAAGTACAGCATGACCACCGAGGTTTCGGTTTCCCCATCGGCTTCGCCGCCGGAGATCTGCACCACGTAGGTCTGATCGGTGTCTTCACCGGGCTCGTTGAAGAAGCCCAGGCGGGTGTAGGACACGGCCGACTGGTCACGCACTTCCAAGTAGGTGATCGAACCGGACATGGCTGCCAACAGCTGCTGCGAGGACAGGCCATTCAGCAAGCTGGAGTCAGCTGCCACACCGGTGGTACCCAGCTTACCGCTGAGCAACTGGTCGATCTGCTGCGAGGTGTAGGTACCCACCTGCGCTGCGGTAACCTGGTGCGGATTGTCACGATCGGCGATGTGACCGGTCATGTCGGTGAAGCGGGTATCCACGTAGTCGGCAACGCCCTTCGGCGTAGCGTAGGTGGTTTCCGATTTGGCCGAGTAGTCCGATGCCACAGCAATGCCGAAGTTCTGAACATTGCCCAGACCCACCTGCGTCTTGGTGACGCTATGCGGGTTGTCCGTACGCGCGGCGTGGGTATCCACGTCGCCACCACCGAAGATCTGGATGGCGCGACGCACACCGGCCGGGGTCACCCACGAAGTTTCCGACACGCCTGCCTCGACTTGCGTCATGGTGGCAGTGGTGTAGTTGTCCACGTTGGACAGGCCAACCTGGGCTTTCGTGGTCCCGTGCGGGTTGTTGGTGTTGTTGACGTGATCCAGCATCGGCGCACGCACGCGCACTTCGATCGCTTCGAATACTCGCAGCGGCGTCATGTACGTGGAGTTGTCGGTGCCGGTCTGTGCCTGCGACTGGGTTGCCACACCGTAGTTCTGCACGTTACCCAGACCAACTTGGGCCTTGTTGGTATTGTGCGGATTGTTGGTGTCATTGATGTGCGCGGTGAGCGTATCGCCCAGCAGCACGCCAATGGCTTCCTTCACCAGCAACGGGGTCATGTACAGTACGTTGGACGTACCGGCACGAGCGTCGGTCACCGTGGCAATGCCATAGTTCTGGACGTTCCCCAAACCCACCTGCGCCTTGTTGACTTCGTGCGGGTTGGACTTGTTGGAGGTGTGGGTGTTCAGCGGAGCCAGCGCTTGGGTCTGGATCGCCTGCGCCACGCGCAGAGCGGTCATATAGACCGTGTTGCTGGTACCGGCCTCTGCCTGCGGCTGCGTGGCCACCCCGTAGTTCTGGACACTGCCCAGACCGACCTGCGCGGCAGTGGTGCCGTGCGGGTTGTTGAGGTTGCCCACGTGCGCGTTGAGCGGAGTCAGCGCCAGCGCGGTGATTGCCTGGGAGACACGCAGCGGAGTCATGTAGGACGCATTGTCCGTACCGGCCTGCGCCTGCGGAACCGTGGCAATCGGGAAGTCCATCACGTTACCGAGGCCCACCTGGACCTTGGTGGTTTTGTGCGGATTGTCGAAGTCGGCCAAATGGTCACCCAGTCCACCTTCACCTGCAAGGATGATGGCGTCGCGGATACCTTCCAGCTTTTCAACAATGGCCGATGCACCGACCATGTCAACCAGATCCCACTCGTGATCAATCACGGGGAATTCGCGGGGCACTTCAACGACTTCTTCCCAGGTCGTGATGCGCGGGTTGACCAGCTTGTTACTCAGGATGTCTTGGATGGTCTGTTCATCGATCACCCATTCGCCACCGATGGTCTGGTACGTCAGTTCGACCACACCGGCGAGGGTTTTGTCGAAGTACGTCAGCGAGCCGTAAATCGGCTTACCGCACGCCAGCGAAGCATCGTGGAACTTGTGCGAGCACAAGAAGTCCACGCCTTCGTACAGGCGACGGCCGCTGGGGTGATGGACCACCACGAGGCTTTCCTGGAAGTAGGGAGCCATCTTGGGGATGGTGAAGTAGAAGTTGGACCATCCCGGCGCCGAGATTGTCTGACGTTCGCTCGAGATGCGATTGCTCGCAGCCTTACCCGTTGGGTCAAACGGGGGCGATACTTGGTTAACGCTCATGGTAATCTCCGATCGAGAGATGGTATCGTATGGCAATGCAAGTAAAAAACTACACGCACCATATCATAACCTAAGCTCTTTCAGGGCCTTGGTTTTGTTGCGTTGAATTCCCCTCAGGAGACCCTCATGCCCTACCAACTGACTGGCGCCAAGGTGCGCTCCAAAGGTGAAGATCGCCAGTGGTCTGATGCCGATCTGTCGGCCATGCCGATCAACGTCATTTTTGCCACGTACGGTAAAATCTATCTCCAGCTGACTCACCCGGCGCTGCCCAAGGCTGTGTGGTTGGACATGGACACCGCCCGTCCGCTGATGGGCGTAAGTACCATGGCACGCACGATTTCCCAGTGGCTGATTTCCATGGGCAATGCAGCGCTGCCCACGCTGGCCATGTTGCCGGACATGACCCCCAAGGTCGCACGCTATACCTGCGCCTGGCGGGCCGGCTACGATGTCAAGGCCATCGCCGTGGGTCGTCACCACAACTCGCAGATCAACGAAGGTGACAAGCACGATCTGCTGATTTCCAAGAAGGACGTGGACTTCCTGCAGAACTCGCGTTACTGCCTGGTCACCGTCAACGGCTTCTTCCATCGCGTCGGTGGGTCTGATGAAGGTCTGCATGTGGTCGATGGCGCACGCTCCACGCGCATTGCCCGTGACAACCAGATCGGCCTGCACGATTTCCGTGAGATCGGTCCGATGGAACTGATCCCCATCACCCCGTCGATGATCTACAAGCAGAATGCCGATGGCAAGCTGGGGCAGTACGCCTACATCAAGATGCCTTACGACATCAGCAAGAAGACGGTGTTCGTGGTGATCGGCGGTTACATGCATGCACTGGACGATGTGTACAAGGTCATCGGCGCGCAGAGCCTGCGCATTGACTTCAACAACATGGCCCTGCCCGAACGTCTCTACGACAGTCAGCGGCACATCAACCTCAAAGCGTTGATGATCGAAGACTCGGTCAACAACGCCGAGATGCGTTCGGTGGAGCAGCTGTACTCGGATCAGCTCATCACCGCGTACCTGACGTTGCCGCAGTCGTTCTTGGTCATCATCGATGCCGAGTCGGTGTACGTGCGCAAACACAACGTGGAGAACATGGGACTGCCAGGTCGTTACATGACCCATTGGCCCGTGGAGCGTTTCCCGCTCTACTCCGGTTATGGTCGTTGCTACGACTACCGCATGTTCCCCAAGGACCAGCGCTGCATGCTGGCCACCGAACCGGCCAAGATCTACGACTACAACTTCCGTACCGAGAACTGGCGCCTGAAACCGGCCATCGATGACACCCAGCTCAGCTCGGCGCCGTGGCGCTTTGCCGAGGCGTGGATGTTGGAGATCGGTCGTACCTGACGGACATAATCCCCTCCCCTGCGAAGGGGAGGGGATTTATGCCGCTTAGTTGATGTTGGGCGCACGGACCGGACCGGTCGATTCGATACCCGTACACTTGATCACACCGTTCTCGATGGTGAGTCCACCGATGCTGGCTTTGTTACCGGTCTTCAGTTCACCGGTCACTTCCATGGTCGGGGTATCCATCATCACCGAGTTGGACTTGTAGGTGACGTTGTTGGCATTGACCGTGACCGTCTGCGCGTTGAGCTTGTAGTCCTTACACTCCAGCGAGATGGTCTTACCGGCGGTCATCGAGAAATCATCATCGCAGTACATGTCGATGTTGGTCTTGTCAATCACAATCCGGCTCATGTCCGGATTGAGCAATACGATCTGCCGCTCGGGCACATCGATGCTGATCTCATGCCCGTTGTCTTCGGTAATGATGAAGCGACCGTCAGCCAGATTGAACTGCGCATTCCAGCGGGTGTACTCTCCATTGGCCTTGGACGTGCTGAGGCTGAGGAGTTTATCGTGACTGGAGACAGTCAAGACGTAAGAGTTGTCCGCCGTCAGAGTTTCCTCTGCTTCGTCCTGGGTGGCCGAATACATCATGACCACCGTCTCCAACTTCCGCAGGTCATTGTCCAGACCCAAGGCCATCCAGTAGAACTCGTTGGAGTCCCCCAGTCGCCACAGCAACACGGTCTCGCCACGACGCACGTCCGGGGCCGTGGCTTGGTTACCGGGGCTGAACGGCCACCAGTCCGCTTCCAGGGTATTGTCGGTGGTGATGGAGCTGGTGTACTGCTCACCGGCCGCATCGGTGCCTTCCACTTCCAACTGCTCGGGATTGGACTTGATCTCACCGTCGAGCATGTTCAGAGGTTCAAAGGGCGTAACCTTGATCTTGTTCTCCGAACGCACTTTGTTCTCGGCGACCTTGCCCAGTGAGTAGATCTTGAAGGAACTGACGTCACTGGCAGGTGCGCTGGCGTCTTGCTCAGCCATGGGGGTACTCCAGAAGGTATCATTCCATTAGCATAAATTTACACGGGGGCGAGAGTCTATGTGTTTAAGCCATAGTACCGTCATGATCGCCGATTTGTTTGAATTGAAGGGCTATCACCGGATCATGTTGTCCGGTGGCGATCACATTCGAATTCGTTTCGAAGAGATCGTCCAGTTGATTCTGGGTACCAATGGCAGCGGTAAAAGCTCCCTGCTAGCGGAGCTGTCTCCGCTGCCGGCGGCATCTGGTCATTTTGCCAAGGGTGGGTTCAAGCGCATCCACTACACCCACCGCGGTATGCGGTATGAGTTGTTCTCCAGCTTCAAAGATGGTGGTGCCGGTCACCACGACTTCATCTGCGACGGCGTCGAACTCAACCCGGGTCACACCAGTAAAGCACAGGCCGAGCTGGCACGGGAACACTTCGGTTGGTCCAATGACCTGCACCAGTTGATGACCGGTCGCATCCGGTTCTCGACCATGGGTCCGGCCAAGCGCCGCGATTGGATTCAGCGCCTGTCCACCGTGGACTACCGCTACGCGCTGAGTGTGTTCCACAAACTGGCCAAGAAGTCTCGCGACACCTCCGGTTCGCTCAATCGCGTCAACGCCCGCTTGACTCAGGAATCCAACAACCTGAAGATGGTCGAAGGTGATGACGTGGCGACCATGGAGGCGCGTGTGGCCACGCTGCGTCATGAAGTCAATCTGCTGCTGACCTCCCAAGACCCCAACGCCAAACCGTTGCTGGCAGCGCAGAGCCGACTGAACGAATGTCTGCAGCAAGCCGAGACACTGTCCCGTCGCATCCTCGCTCGCAAGATCTTGCCGGTGGAGGGTGAGTACACCGGGATGGATCAGGTCATGTCGGCCATCGTGCATCTGGATGGGTCGATCAACACCAACCGTGCCCTGTACCAGCGTGCCACTCGTGAGTACGCCGATCTGGATGCACTGGCGGCTGATCTGGGCGCCATCGGTGAAGAGATCCCTGAAGATCTGCCCGGGGTGGTGGAAAAAGCCCGTGCGGTTCTGGCCGACACCAAGGCGCGTCTGAATCGTTTCAAGGATCTGCAGTTCACCAGCCGAATGTACTCAGACACCCAACAGGTGGTCCCGGCTCTGCTGGAACTGTTCTCCCTGATGCCGGACAACTCGGACATGAGCTACAGCCCCAAGGCTGTGGAAGAGTCCAAGCAGCGCCGTACTGAGATCTTGCAAGAGATCGATCGAGCCACCAACCGACTGGTCCAGATCCATCACCGTCGACAGACGATCAATGAAGCGCGGGACATGACCTGTCCTTCGTGTAAGTACGTCTGGCGTCCGGGCTACTCCGAAGCGGAAGTAGCTGAACTGGATAAGTGGGAAAGTGAGCAGAACGCCATCGTCGAAGCGGCGCAGCTGCGCCGTAAGGTCGAAGATGAGTTCATGGAGAAGTACGATGAAGTGGCTGCCCAATACACCCGTCTGCGCGGTTACGTGAACGGGTATCCGACCATGGCACCGCTGTGGTCGTTGATTCTGGACAACCGCCTGCATCTGAACAAGCCCAACGAACAGCGTTCGGTGTTCATCGACTGGAGTAACGATGTCACCTTGGCCATGCAGATCCACGAGCAGACCGAGCGATTGACCCATCTGGAGAACCTGCTGCGCCGTCAGGCCGATGGCAGTTTGTCTCAACTGGGGACTCGCCGCCAGTTGCTCACCGATGAAATCGAGCGATTGCAGCAGGAGAACAAGACCCTGCGTATTCAGCGCGATCAGTTGGATGTGTATCGCCGCGAGAGCCAGGTGCAGATCGATGATGCCATGACCGTACATCGCACGATCATGGCCGCTCACGAAGCCGTACAGGCCGTTGTGGGCGCACTGCGTAATAATGCGTTGAATCAGGTTGCCTACGGTCATCAAGACGAACTGGCCACCATTCAGCGTCGTCTGTCCGATCGTCAGACCCTGACGGGTATCGTCGATGACCTGACCCGCTTCCGCGATCAGGAGCAACTGGATCATGCCGCTCTGGCGCTGTTGGCCGATGAGCTTTCCCCGACCGAGGGCATGATTGCAGAAGACTTGGTGGGCTTCATCACTTGTCTGGTGGAGCAGATCAATTCGATCATCGCCCAAGTCTGGACGCTGGACTTGCAGGTCAAGCCATGTGGATTGGAATCGGGTGAACTGAACTACAAGTTCCCGGTCTACTCTCCGGCTTCGATCCACAAGCCTGCCGGCGACATCGATCAAGCATCAGAAGGTCAGCAGGCAATGATTGACATGGCGTTTGTCATGACGGTCATGCTGTATCTGGATCTGCACGAGGCCCCGTTATTTTTGGACGAGCCGGGCAGAACCTTTGATGACCAACACCGCATCAACCTGATGGGATTCATTCGGCAACTGGTTGACAGTGCGAAGTATCCGCAGTTCTTCATCATCTCCCACTACGCTTCTAACCATGGAGCGTTCACCAAGGCGGATGTGATTGCACTGGATACCACCAACGTTGCCGTCCCGCAGAACTGTAACCAAAACGTGACCCTGCTGTAAGGGTCACGCCTTTTTCAACCACCTGGAAACCTCATGAGCAACCAGCTTCCCTCCCGCATCCAGACCCTGCTGAACCTGCCCCAGGACGCGATGACCGCCCACATCCTGCGCGATCAGGTCGCCCAGCTGCAGCTGAACCGCATGCTGATCAGCACCATCGCGCAGGCCTCGGCCAATCCGAATGCCACGCTGATGCTGCAGAACGCCTACCAGCAGCAGCTGAACCAGTTCTACGGATCGGTCGAGAACCTGTTCAGCGACTACTTCAACGCACACGGCCCGGTGGCGCATCAGCTCAAGCGCATCGCCCACGCCGGCGTGGACCCGGACATCACCCGCGAAGTCGTCGATCGCCTGCTCACCGAAAACCTGCCGACCATCTTCGAGGGCGAGCTGAACGGTGATCGCTACGACATCAACGAAGAAATCCACGCCCGCGTCAACAACACCTTCGGCGTCAACAGCCAGCGCGTCTGGAACCATGCGGCAATCGAGGCGATCTTCGAAGACCTGCGTGCTCGCAAGCTGGCCGCCGATCCGTCCGATGCGCACTACGCCGACATCAACACGATGCTGCTGCGCATGACCGGCGATGATGGTCAGCCGGTGTACGGCCTGCGTCTGGTGGTCAAGAACGCCAACAACACGATCATCACCTTCGTGGAGAAGGAAGAGTCCATCGAAGCGGCCACCGAGGTCAAGCTGGAAGGTGCGTGGATTCCGCACAACGACAACCGCCTGGTCGGCACCTTCGCCGAAATCGACGCTGCCATGGACGCCTTCTTGGCCGAAGCCGGCATCGAAGGCATGATGGACCCGGTGGAAACCGAGTACGCCCCGGTGCGTGCCGATGACCCGTGGTCCAAGAGCGAGCTGGTGCTGGACGTGATCACCGAGCGCGGCGACATGCTGTCGCTGCTGTTCCCGAAGGACTACCCGGTGGTGGTGCCCGAAGGCGACCTGACCGGCACCCGTCCGGTGAGCGACCTGCGTGAAGATGACACCTTCACCATCGACAGCCGTCATCCCGAGTACGAAGGTCAGATCGCGCGCGTTCGCCGCGTGGCCGCCTACGACGAAACCCAGGACGAAGGCGCGGCCGAGCAGAACCTGCAGACCGTGCTGCACGTCAAGCTGCGCACCGACGCCGGCGAAGAGATCGTGGAAGTCAGTGCCCTGCATGGCCTGTTCGACGTGATCGCCGACGATGGCACCATCCAGGTGACCGACGTGCGTCACCTGCCGATCGGCGCCACCGTGCAGTACAGCCACAACCATGACCTGCTGCGCGCTGAAGTGGTCGAGATCCTGCCGACGCAGATCTACGCCAACGAAGCTACCGTGGCCGGTGTGACCGTCCTGCGTCTGGCGCGCGGTGAGTACACCTTCCACCGTTCCTTCTCCGAAGACCGCATCATCGAGATCTCCGACAGCGGCAGCGGCGATAACTGGGCCAGCGGCGTGATCGCTGATCTGCGTCCGGGCCTGTGGGCCCTCATCGATGCCGGTACGCCGGTGCAGGTGATCGCCGTCCTCAGCGAAGACGATGATGCCCAGCAGGGCGTGCAGAACTTCGTCGATGCCGAAGAAGAAGCGCAGATCCCGGAAATCGCCCTGAACCTGCCCAAGGTCAGCCTGCTGCTGCGTCTGGACGTGGCCGAACCGGCTGAAGCCCGCTGGGTGGTCTTCCCGACCAATACCTCCTTCAGCGTGATCCCGGCCGTGCTGCCGGAAGGTGAGCTGGAGCAGTACGACCCGGCCCTGAAGTATTACGACGCCATCGGTCTGGGTGAGCGCGTGATCATCGACGGACTGATGTACTTCGTGGACGACATGGCCGACGGCGATCGCACGGCTGAGAACGGCGAGCGCTTGGACATGAGCGATAACCCGCCGTGGGTTGTTGGCCAGACCCCGTTCGAAGGTGACGTCGACGCTGACGCCGATGGTCTCGAACAGGAGCTGATCGATACCGACAGCGAAGACAGCATCCCCAACAGCGGCGAAGACCGCGCCTGAGCCACAAGGAACCACTCGTGAATTTTCTGAAAACCAACCTGCTGACGGATCTGCTGCTGCAACAGCAGTTGAACTTCGGCCGCGTGCTGGCTCAGACTTCCCGCCATGCCGAGCAACTGCTCGGCAATTGGGAGGGCGGCCTGCGCAGCGCGCTCAATGAGCTGAACCGTCAGACCAACGATGATGTCCTCATCGGTTCCGGTCCCAATGCTCAGGCACTGGCCATCCTCAACCGTGCCCAGATTGCCGCCGGCAAGAAGGTGCTGTTGACCGAAGAGCAGATCCTCAAGCGTCTGCCGGCCATCACCCCTTCGCCGAAGGTGCTGGCCTTCCACAGCTACGATGATGAGCAGTGGATTGAAGTGCGGAAGACCTTCAAGGAAGACAACGACGATCAGCTGTACAACATCGCCTTCAACGACATGCAGCTGATTGCTTCCCGGCTCGAAGTCACCTCGCGCCTGAATCGCCACCGGATCATCGGCGATGTGCTGCAGAGCTGGGGTGAGCTGGCCGAGAAGTTCGGCGTGCACGATCAGCCGCTGGACCTGATCAAGTTCGACGGCAATGAAAAGCCGGGCCTGTATCCGGGCGTGAACATCGACATGGTCCGTGACGACATGGGCGGCGTGGAAGAAACCCACTTCCTGCTGCTGCCGGTGATCTCCGACAACCGCTCCTTCCTGCTGGCCACCCGTAAGGAAGTGCGGTTCCTGACCTGGGTCGAGCTGGAACAGATCTGGTCGCTGCACAACCGTCATGAAGTGGTCAACCACGCACATGTCGCCCAGGCAGTGAGCGCATGGGCCGGCAGCTACGTGGACGGAAAGGACCTGCAGGCCATGCTGCGCTCGCTGCGCGCACGCTTCGACCAGGTCCTGCCGATGTCCGCCGATGACTGGTGTGGTGAGCTGAAGCGCGCCAACGCTTTCGTCGGTGAACCGTTCGTCGTCTCCGAGCACGACAACAACATCCGCCTGGTGAGTCGCCGTGTCGAACTGCGCCTGTCGATGGAACCGGTCGGTGAAAGTCCGGACGGTCCGACGCTGAAGCTGAAGGAAGGTGGCCTGGCACTGCACATGGTGCGCCCGGCCGATCAGCAGGCTCGCATCCCGCAGTGGAGCGACCTGACCAACCTCACCCAGCAGGAGGTCGCCGACACCCTGGGTAAGTTGACCGAGCAGTTTCTGCAGAACCAGCTCGAGGCCAACAACGTGGTGGCTCAGCCGCAGAAAACCACCAAAGCCAAGAAGGCTGCCCCGGTCGCCAAGAAGGCCGTGAAGAAAGCTGCTCCCCGCAAGGGACGCTGATCCTGTGATCTGTTCAGGGTGAAGTGTCATGTTCAAGTTCGAGCAACGTAGTTACAGTGCTGATGCGGTCCGTGCTTTAATAGAGCTTGCAGCCCGTGGCGAGTCTAAGGTAGTGGAGTCCGTTCTGGGCATCGCTACTCTTGCTGCGTTCTACAATGCTCGACCCGGCGCCAATTACCAGGTGATGTCTCTGTTGAGGGCCATCTTGGTAGGCATGGCCGGGAATGATCCGGTGGATGTCCAGCTCACGCTGGTTGTGCACCTGATCCGGGTGAGGTTGAAGGACCAGAACGTTCCGCACTACCGCATCCATGAGGCAGCTGAGAACTACGTGCGAGAGATGGACCTGTCCCCACTCTTCAAGTTGCAGGTCAAACAAGCCCTGTTTGATCGAGGTGAGGTTTCCGGCAACGGCATCACCATCTTGCGTCAACGGAGCTGACATAAACCCCTCCCACCCTTTGCGGGGTGGGAGGGGACTTATGCCGTTACTGTGGCGTCCAGCCGTTTTGACGCATGAACGCTTCGTACTGGGCGATGACCTGCGTCAGTTCGGAGATTCGTGCGTTGGCAGCCAGCAGGCGGGCCAGGTCGGTTTCACTGTTGGTGATCGCATCCTGTCGAGCCTGCATCCAGTTGGCGTGCTGAGCAGCCGTCATGTAGTTATCGCTGGGGGCGACGTTGACTTCCACCGTAGCCTGTACGCCAGTAACACTGGCCACAGCCGTGGTGATCTGATCCTTCAGATACGTCAGGTCCATCGAGTCGGGAATCGCACCCATCGAGATACCCATCACCACATGGCTGTAAGCCACGTTGTCCATCAGGGGGTAGCCCGTCAGGTAGGTGGTGGGAATGTACATGTTCGGTCGGGTACGCGAAGCCAAGGTGACAATCTTGGCACCGGCAACCTGATCGGCCTGGTACTTCTCACGCGGCACGTTGTGCGGCTTGTACACCAGATCGAAGACATCCACACCGAGATCGGTGAAGTCCGCGAAATCACGTACAGCAATGCACTCATACACCGAGTTGGCCGGCATCTGCCACGGCGAGGCCACCTGATAGAAACCCACCGCACCGATCTGAGGAATGATCGCAGACATCGCTTACTCCTTAGGTCAGTTCGAGGATGTACAGGTCGAACTCGGTATCGGCCACGGCACCGTTGGCGTCAGTTGCACGCACGGTGAGCTTGGTCGGGCCGCCACGACGGAAGGTCGCGCGATACACGCCGGTCACCGGATCGATGCTCTGGGCTTCGACGTAGTCGTGCTTGGGCTTGGGCAGGCTGTAGGTGTACGGAGCGGTACCGCCCAGTGCACGGAACAGTTCCTGGTACTCGTTGCTCTGACTACCGTTCTCCAGCGTGGTCACTCCTTCCACACCCTGCACGGTCACGCGCAGCGGGGAGCTGGTCACCGGCGGCGAAGCCCGGTTGAAGGACAGCTTGGACACCACCAGGTACTGCACGTTCTGGTAGCTGGAGACCACGTAGATCACCGAGCTACCATCAGCACGCTTGCGCGTCAGACGGGTGTAGCCGGCCGGGATGTCGGAGAACTCGGTCATGTCCTCGGCGATCTTCATCAGCGTGTGGAGTTTCTCCACAAAGCCCTGCGTGATCGGGTCCATGCGGTCATGGTCCAGATGGCTGGTGCTCACGGCGATGTAGTCGGTCCACTGGTCGAAGAACTTGTTCACCCCATCCCGGTTCTGCGGACCGCCCACGGCCAGCAACGTCACGGTCTTGTAGGAGGTCGGAACCACCGAGTTGACCTTGTCGATGTGGGCGTTGTTGTAAGCGGTACCGATGGAGAACAGGCGAGCCAACGGATTGGCGCGAGCCACTTCCACCACCGGCGAGTACAGACCCGGGTCCAGCGTCTTGTTGGGAATCGCGTAGGGATTCCACTGCGGGATCAGGATGAACTCGGTGGAGGTGAAGATGTCCGGGAAGATCTCAGCCCATTCCTCACGGGTATGGGTGGAGTTGCCCAGAATCCACTCGATCAGACGTTCCTTGTAGGCGTCGATGTTGTCACCGGCCGCACCGTAGATCAGCGAACGCCAGTTGGTCGGCAGACGGTAGGTCGGGTCATCCGGATCACGGAACTCGAACATCGTCGACTTGGCGATCGTGTAGGGATCGCCGGCGGCCAGCTGCTGCAGCTTCAGGAACACTTCTTCGTCGGTCCGCTTGGCAACCAGCTCTTCGACTTGACCGCGGGTCTTGAAGAAGTCATCCAGGTTGTCAATCGGTGCCAGATGGGCGAACTCGTATTCGTCGTACTGGGTGGAGAAGGCCGCGTTGGACATCCACAGCTTGACACGGGCCTTGGCCATGTAACCCGGGCTCGGGTCGGCACGGGCGGCGAGGAACGCATCACCGTTGATGCTCTGCAGCTGCTGCGGCTGGTCTTCCAGCAAGTAGAAGGTGATCGACTCGGGCAGCCAGATGGTGCCCTGCTGGATCATGGTCGCCACGGTCACATCGTAGATGCGCGTACCGAATTCAGCCAGCACCGCCTGACGGAAGATTTCCGTGCTGGCAGTGAAGCTGCCATTCATGGCTTCGTTCCACATCCACGTGCCCATCGTGGCCAGCAGATCGCCGATGGTCAGGGGCGTATCCACCGCACCGTCGGCGGCCGTGCGCGAGGAGAACACGGTGGCCGTGATGGCCGTGCTGTTGGAACCGGCCACGCCGGCAGTGAACAGCTCACGGTCACGGGAGAAGGTCTGGCTGCGAACGCTCAGTTCACCCAGCGGGGCAACCTGATGTTCATCGTTGTTGGTCAGCGCACCGAAGGACATGAAAGCCTTGCAGCTGAACGTGTCCGCGCCCTCGGGCAGTTCCGGGGTTTCACCACCACCACCGCCGTTACCGTCGGGGTCTTGCACCAGCATGTCGATGGCGTAGACGTTGCCGGTACGCACACGCATCTGGATCACGAACGGGTAGTCCGGTTCCAGATTGACGCCGTAGTTGAAGGTCTCACCCGGCTGCAGCTCGATGCTGTCGTTCCAGGCGTTGGGACCACTCTGGGAGAAGTAGAGCGTGACGATGCTGGCGCCGCGGTTGTCGAACACCGCATGGAAGGTATCGCCGGCGGCCGGCATCGCATTGTCCGGGGACTGCAGCGTGACCTCGTTGGAGCCAACGACAGCGATGGACCCATTGCTGGAGTTGTAACCCTCCGGCGGAACGTTACCGAAGTCATCGGTGAACGCATTGGGGTTCTTGAAAATGTTCATGGATTACTCCGGTACGGGGTAGCGGCTGGATAGGACAGGCACTGGTTCAACTCAGACGGATACACTCGGCGCATTGCCCGAGCTTTGCTGTCCTTGTAAATCCGGTGGTGATACAAAACGTCAGGCAGGTCAATCACGTTCAAATTGGCAACGTGAGCGATCTGGGCAATGTCGCCGGCGCAGGGGTAGGGGCGATGATCAATGATGTGGATGCGCCGATATACAGGAAGGTGGTGCCGCTGGTGACCTGGACGGTTACCCACACCACAATGTTCCTGCTCTTTCGGAAAGACAGCATCGGGCCATGACTGCAAAGCCTTTGCGATCACCGCAAAGGCGCTCGGTTCGATGTAATCGTCGTCATCAACATATGTCACGTATGGCGCAGAGCCTTGCTGGTAAGCCAGCCAGCGCCCTTTGCCGATATGTCCGTCCACCCCTGCTTGCACGAACAACTGAACTGGTACTGGCGATTGAGAGATCGCCAAGGAGATACTATCCAAGCACTGCAGTACCCAAGCCTTGGGAGTCGAAGGACTCACGAGCACATGCACGTCTATTGACAAGGATTGGTCGTACATAGATAGCCCTCCACCGTCTATACCATTAATCGCTTCGAGGCCCACAATGCCTTTCCTCGGTATTTTCACCGCACTGGTAAGGCTCTTCTGGCCCTTCATCAAAGAGTCTCTGCTCAAAGATGGAACGCTGAAGGACTTCATCAGTAAGAATCGAACCACGTGCATTTGGCTGGCAATGATGCTGGTCATGCTCTTGGGTCAGGGCTACCTGTTTCACGAAGCACACTCCGCGCGCATCATCACTGCCCGCACAGTGACGCAGATGAATCAGATGACGGTCAACCACACCTTGCTCCGTCAGCAGTACACCATGTTGGAAACCGACCGTAATGCGTACCGGGACAAGGTCAAAGACCTGCAGAACCAGTATGACTTGCTTGAGGCCACGCATGGCGAGATGTCGGCTGATAACGAACGCTACGAACGCATCCTGCGTGCCTGTGGCGTGGATTTGAAGTTCGAAGGTACTACCCCGCCCCAATGTCGAGCCCGCGCTGCACCAGCGCGTCCGAAGCCTGCCCGGCCCCGTCCGGTCAGCCCACCCATCACTGAAATCCCGGAACACCAACCGGAGCCTGCCAAGAAGCCTTCCGCTTGGGAGCGACTCAAGGGCATTTTCAGCCGCAAGGATAAGGACGGCGAATGAAATCCACCGCCAGTGCCTCATTGCTCGTTGCCATCCTCCTGTTGACCGGGTGTGTTGGGTACTTCCATATCGGAGGTTCCAGCACCCGGCCCAACAAGGTGGAGATTCGCTACGGGCAATCCCCCGCACCCGTGTCTCGCTGTCCACCCTACCAGCCTCCGGCTGATAAGGAATGGCCGGCCTACCCGCAGTTTGTTGGGACCGAGTCCGATGATGAGATCATCGATGCTCTGGGCCATGAACTGGTTGCCCTTCATCAACGTCATCGTGACTACGTGCAGGATAACCAGAAGAAGTATCAAGAGTACGTCCAGCGTTGCATGTCACAGTAATTCTCGATCGCTGGGCGAAATCATACAGTCCTGTACCATGGAATATTCATGTCCACCGAAGCCAAGCCCGCCCTGAATGCGGTATTTTACACCGACGGCGGCTACCGCCAGACCGTCCAATTGGGCGGCTGGGCCCTGCACGGTTACACCTACACCGATGAAGTGCCCAAGACGGGTACTGGCCACAAGACGGCGTACCTGACCCGTAAGGGTTACCTGACCAACACCGAAGTGCATGAAAAGAAGATCCCTGAAGAGGAGATCGCCAAGCACACCGACATCGTGGTCCAGGAATACGTCAGCTCCTTCGGTAGCCTGCTGCCGCCGGTCACCAACAACACGGCCGAACTGCATGCCTTCACCAAGGCACTGGAGTTCACGATCGAGAAGAAGATCGAGAACGTGATGTTGCGCATCGACAGCAAGTACGTGATGGACAACTATCGCGACCAGATGGACAAGTGGCGTGCCAACAACTGGCTGAAGGCCGATGGCCAACCGCCGGCGAACGTGGATATGTGGAAGCGCGCTGCGGAACTGAAAGCACAGCTGCGCGAAGCCGGTATCAAGATCGACATGCTCTGGGTCAAGGGGCATTCGGGTGAGTTCGGCAATGACATGGTGGATAAGTATTGCACCCGTTCCATGTTGGCTGCGGCCAACGGTACGCCGGTGGAATACCATCAGGTCTCCAGCGCCAAGGGCTTCTGGTCGCGCAAGACCGATCGCTCGCGCATGGTGCATCTGCCCCACTGGTACTTCCATGCCCTCAACCGTGACGGGTACAAAACCCCGGACGGTCGCACCATCTACTACACCGGTTTCTCCGGCAAGGGTGGCGCGAAGAAGGATGGCGATGACAAGAAGGAAGTCGATCCGCTGGAACTGTTCGGTAAGCGCGTGTCTGACGCTCGCTTCTCCGTGGCATACCTGCGCGAAGGCGACCCGGTCATGGAGTGCCTGCGTGAGACCTGCATCGAGATGGCCGAAGGTCGTTACTTGGGTTTGATGGTGGGAGAGCTGCGTAACATCCTGTCTTCTACCCATTATCTGGAGATCGAAGAATTCGGTGCCAAGTTGCTCAAGCGCGATCATGCGCGCCTGCGACTGAGTAACGTCGTCTCCGCCGGTGAGGAGGTTTTGCTGACCCGTGAGATTCGACCGGCACGCCTTGCGTACTCGGCGATCGACACGCTCAATGCACTCGAGCGCGTACTGGCGGCACATGTGGAAAAGCCCAATCAAGGTGCTATGCGCAGCACTGAGATTACGGACATACTTTATGAGACTGACGGTAGCAAGAAGAAAAGCGCTGTCAAGCTCAAAAGCCACATCTCCTCTACCCTACGGTCGTTGGATGTGAAAGCCGGGTATGCCGTACGTGCTGAAGATCACGCAGAATTCACACTCAAACTGACACTGGGTTTGGACCTGCCGGATCGAAACACGTTGGCTGCGCTGGCTAGCGAGGGGGTGCGGGCTTGGGTTGTGACTTGGCCCGAATCCGCAGAAGCTATTCGCTATGCAACCATTGTCGACTCGGACGGAGATATTGGACTGTGGTGTGCTGCCTACTCCAATCTCCAACTGATCAAGCCCTAGCTTGATTGGTCTCAACGTACCCAGGGGAGCCGGTGCTCCCCGACATCCTTAGAGGTGTTTTCATGAATGTGTCGTTGAAGCAGCAAGAGTCGGTGGCGGAGCGTGACTCGTTTGTCGATAACATGCGACAGAAGCTGTCTGCGTTGCGCGATCGAACCATTCTGTTTCTCTTGTCTCGCATGACCAACACGCATGCGAAGCGCATCCTGTTTCTTACATCGCTGTACTGTCGAGTAGTCAGGCTCGAACATCTGCGCGATGACACCATCGATCAGCTCAATGGACTGCTGGCTCTGGCCAAGCGGAAAGAAGCACTGCGCCTTCCGGCAGCGGTACAAGGGATTGTCTGGACTGATGAACTCAGCTCCCAGGTGCGGGCAGAACTGCACCAGAGCGAGTTCGACGAAACCAAGGCGGTGGAGTTGGCCCGTCGAGTAATTGACGGATCGAAATCGTGGATGCTCTATGGTAAGAGCGGTGAGATGGAACAGGACATCATCACGATGTTCCGCGACATTCACGACGAAAGTCTCCGCGTACCGGCTATGGCATAATGCCACTAGCGTCATAAGCCCCTCCTGCCCCGTGTGGGGCAGGAGGGGCGCTATGCCGTTACTTGGCCTTGTTCATGGTGATGAACGTATTGATCGCCTTCTGAGTCTCGGTGATCGAGTTGCTCAGTTCGGTGATGCGATACCGCAGCAGGCCGTAGTGTTCCAGCTCACGGGCCAGCTGGAAGGTGATGTCCGACAGGTTCTTCACCGCCGCCGGGCTGGCGATGTCCGGATTGCCGTGGACCATGGTGACCAGCTCGCCCATCATCATGGTGATGCGTTCGGTCAGCTTGACGATGCGCTTCTGCCCATCCAGACCGAAGGCCCGCTCCAACTTCTCCAGTTCCTTGACCAGATCGTAGATGTCCTGGTTGCGGTGGAAGGCCTTGCCGTACTTGACCAGGCTCTCGCGACGACCGCTGTGGGTGAAGCTGTCCTGGATCTTCTTTTCCACGGCCTTGGTGTCGTGCAGACGGAAGCCGGGGATCTGCAGGTTCTGGCTCAGGTTGCGCAGGTTCTCCGGCGCGCCCAGCATCGTGCCCAGCCACGTTTCGAACGGCGCGAGCACTTCGGACTCCAGCTTGTCAGCCAGATCGCCGGACTGGTTCAGCACACGCACGTAGGCCAGCAGGTCGGTGGCCAGGCCCTCGGGAACCAGCACATCGATGTTGCGGATGTCGGCGTAGTTGATGTGCGTCAACTTGTCGGCCGTGTCGCGCAGGTCCTTGGTCTTGAAGTAGAACGTGCCGGGGTTACCCATGAACTTCGCATAGAAGGTCTGGGCACTGCCGAACAGGGCTGGCAGGCGAGCCACGGCAGCACGCAGGGAGTCGGCGCCAGCGAAAGATTCCACAGCGATGATGTCACGCTGGGTCTGCAGCGCTTCCATCGACTGGGAGGCATCGGCAGGGAGTTGGATATGGTACATGGCAAACACCTTTGGTAGATGGAAATCGGCAGACCGTAGTCTTCATACAGTTACGCTAAAAAATCACGTAGGCAGGCTATTCTATAGCACATCCTTTCGCAACACTCCAAGGCCCATCCATGTCAGCAGCCATTGACCTTTTCGCAGATTTCGAACCGTCCCCGGAGATTCGCCCCATCATGAATGTGGGTGCCGGTCTGGACGTTCCCACCGGTACGCTGGTGTGGGGTGAGCGGGGCGAGACCTACATCAACGGCGGTTTGCCGTACGTGTCCGGCGTTGTGGGCCGTGGCAACATGTTCAAGTCGGTGTTCAGCCTGTACTTCGTTCTGTCGGCGCTGAACCGCTACCGTCGTGCCAAGGCACTGGAGTACGACACCGAAACCTCGGCCACCATGGGCCGTATCCACATGCTCAGCAAGCATATGGAAAACCTCGCTGGCGTCCATCTGGATGCCGCTGGCCGCTTCCGCCTGACCGACAACACCGTCATGTACGGTGATGAGTTCTGGGTGCTGGCCAAGAAGATGTGTCAGGTCAAGCTGGACAACGCCAAGGCCTTCACCTGCACGGCGCCGTTCCGTACCGAGAAGAAAGAGATCATTCAGATTCTCGATCCGACCATCAACTTCGTCGACTCCTTCTCGATGTTCTCGACCAAGGCGGTCAACGACATCTACGAGAAGAACAAGCTCGGTGATGGCGCGGCCAATACCGACGCGCTGCGTTCGGCGGCGCACAAGACCCAGATGCTCATGCAGGTGCCGACCCTCACCGGTCAGGCAGCGATGTACCTGATGATGACCGCACACGTGGGCAAGCAGCATCAGCTGGATGCGTACGCACCGGTGGAAAAGAAGCTGGCGTTCCTGAAGAACGCTTCGCTGAAGAACGTGCCCGAGAAGTTCACGTTCCTCACCAACAACCTGTGGTACGTGTACAACTCCTCGGTGCTGGCCAACAAGTCCACCAAGGCGCCGGAATATCCGCGTTCGTCGGCCGACGACATGGAAGGCGATACCGACCTGATGGTCATCCTCGTGCAGAACCTGCGCGGCAAGAACGGTCCGACCGGCCTGCCGTTCGAAGTAGTGCTCAGTCAGCGCGAAGGCGTGCTCGCCTCGCTGACCGAATTCCACATGATCAAATCCAACGAGCGCTTCGGCCTGGGCGGTAATGATCGCAACTACTTCCTGGAACTGCTGCCGGACGTCAGCCTGTCGCGCACCACCGTGCGTGCCAAGATCGACGAGAACTACAAGCTGCGTCGTGCGCTGGAAATCACCTCGCAGATGTTGCAGATGCGTCAGCTGTGGCAGGACCCGGAAGGTGTGTTCTGCACCCCGAAGGAACTGTTCAACGATCTGAAGGCAATGGGCTACGACTGGGACGTGCTCCTGGGCGAAACCCGCGGCCACTGGGTCTTCAAGGAAGATGAGCCGTTCGAAGAGAAGCTGGCGCTGTCGACCTACGACCTGATGCGTATGCGTAAGGGCTTGTACCATCCGTTCTGGATGCCGGCGCTGTCGGACAAGGACGCGATGGAAAAGTTCAAGGCCGCGCGTGCGCCGATCAATCCGGCCGATCTGATGAAGATCGCCGCGTAACCTGTAGTGCCGGGAGGCGGCACAGCTTCGGCTGGACCTCCCGGCATTGCTGGATTTAAACCGGAAGTGGTGGAATTGGTAGTCACAGCAGACTCAAAATCTGCCGGGTAAAACCGTGAGGGTTCGAGTCCCTCCTTCCGGACCATTAAGATTCACCGCAAAGTACGGTGATGACGTAACAGCATTTCAGAAGGCCCCTTCCCACTGTCCTTCAATACCCGTATGGGTAGTATCATGAACCATCAACACACCTCCCCTTTCTTGGTTAGCTGTGCCGTACGCACCATGCTCGCCATCCGTAATCCTGCTGCAGCTGAGCGCTTCCATGCGCTATACGCAGATAACGGTGATCCGTCAGTCCCCAACCAGTTGCGGACGATGAATCACTGGCTCTGCTACCAGCTGGCCACTTTGCCTCATTGCACGATGCAGTGGCGCACGGCGCTGATGTACGAGACCGAGTTTGACAGTTGGGTGGCCATGGTCAGTAATCTGATCATTCCCCATCTGGTTGCGCACAACCTGCCAGTCGACCTCACCATGCAAACGCACGCATGTACACTGACAATCTAGACTTTTGAAACCGACGTCTTTCGGGACGTCGGTTATGTCTGTCTCTATTGTTTGACAGACTTTTAGCCTCAAGGATTCCCTCATGAATCGTGCCGTTGCTACCGCACTGGCGGTCAAGCTCATTGACATGCCCATCCCCGGTTCACCCAATGCTGCGACGTTGAAAGAGCAGCTCGATGCGCTCTCCGACGCAGACTTTGCCAATTACATGCGGGGCCTTCGCGATCGTACCGTGGTCCTGCCACTGACGGTCAGTAACATGGACCCGAAGTATTCGCTGGATCAGCAGCGCAATCTGGACAACTGCAAGAAGATCGGCTGCAAGATCTTCCAGCGGTTGATCAAGACCGATCCGACCACCGGCATGACCTTCCTCACCAATGAGGAGTATCTGATCGGCTGGGCTCCGCTACGTCGACAGCAGCAGATGCTGCTCAAGAAGATCTCCATTCCCGACAGCAACCTGCACGTGGATGAACTGACCGGTCAGCCGGCCGGTCCGTCCAAGGGTTCCAAGCTGTCCTTCCCGGAAATCCAAGGCCTGTTCGCCCAGGGACAAGATCGCTCCATCGAAGAGCTGATCAAGTTCCGTGGCGGTGACGCCAAAGCGTACCGTGCCATGTCGCGCTCCATTCTCGAAACTGGCCGCGCCAGTCAGGATGCGATCAAGGTCAACCCGACCCGCGTCAAGGCCAACGAGTCGCTGGAAATCCTCCTCAAGACCATGCACCTGGATACGAAGCTATGAGTGACTCCGCGCCCCGCAATCCCACGCTGCAACCTTCCCGTGGTAGCGGTATTCAGAAAGAACCCAAGGCAGGCGCTGCCCCGCCGGCGGCGGCTTTCGAACGTCCGCTGGAAAATGGCGTGGATGTCCCCAGCCTCATTCTGGATATGGTCGCCTACCAGACCGCCAACTGCGCTGGCCATCGCTTCACCCGCGAGGTGCATCCTGATGAGCTGCGCATGATCGGCAATCTGCTCTCCACCGTGCGCTGGCTGTACATCAGTAACGAGGAGACGGCCAAGTCGGTGTGGGATGACAACATCAAGACCAATGCGGTCCTGTTGGAATACGTCCTGCGCCTGACCCAGAACGTGAGCTTCTACCTGCATGGCTGGAACGTACTGGATACGGCCATCGAGCTGATGTCCACGGTCCTGGCCAAGCCGCCCACGCCGATCTACGACCAAGCGCTGGCTGCGCGCCTGAGCGACATCGACTCGGTGCGCAGGCTGCTGCAGCAGAACCCGTGGCTGCTGGCCCTGCAACTGGCTGCACTGTCCGATGGTACAGCAGCGCTGGGCCGTGTGGCTGATCCGCGTCAGGCTGAAGTGTTGGCCATGCAGCGACCCACTGAGTCGGAGAAGCCCGCATGATTCAGTCCGAGCTGCTGTACATCTACGTGGATCTGGATGCGCTGCTCGATACGCGACTGACCACCATCTTGCAGCACTGGCCGGAAGCAGCTGCCAGGCTGGTGGCTGACGATGCGTACTACCTGCGTGAGATGGATGAGTGGCTCGAACACGGTATCAGTAAGGAAGACTTCCGCCGTGCTTACGATCGTCGCGACATCAACGTGCTGCGCGGTGCCATCGTTACGCCCAATGCCATGCGTCTGAATGAGATCATCTCCCATCTGGAGGTGCAAAACAGCACGACGCCGGGCGCCGGCAAGCCGGTGGTGGAACTGAACATCTGGCCGTACAAGCTCGATGATGCCCAGCGCACAGCCTACATCAATGCGGTCATGAACTTCACGGGTGTGGAAACGCTGGTGACCATCATCAATCGTCCGCCGCAGTTGGTGACGATGAGCGATGCACGTCACAAGTACGCAGGGCTGTTCATGTACGACTTTGCCTACTGGGCGCGTCTGCACACCAAGGCCATGTCCACGGTGATCGCACCGTCCACCACCTTCTACGCTCCGACGATCTTCTTGGACAAACCCATGTCCCCGGATGATCTGAAGGCCCATGGCCTGCGGGGCGATGTGAACCCGGTGGTGTTGGTGGAGATGGGCTTTGCTGAGAAGCTGGCCTTGGACATGCTTCCGACCTTCTTCTTCTGCCCGGTTCGCCCGGAGCGTGCGGAGGAATGGATGAAGATGTTCTACGAAAAGCGTCGTCCTGACGGGGGCCATCCGGCCTCGCAGGAAGAAGATGCCCGCCGTGCTGAACTGGCCAAACAGGCCGAGGAAAAGAAGTGAGCATACAGCCCCTGCCCCGTCAAAGGGCAGGGGCTGTATATTTTTGCTCTTTATACCGATTCTATACAGTAGAAAGTTACTTCCTACAGTTCCTCGCCTTCGCCATCGCCCAGGTCGGGTGCAAAGCGCACTTCCTCGTTGCCCAGGCTGCGTTCCACCGCCTCACGTTCGGCCATCTTATTGGCTTCGATGATGGGAGCCATGCGTGCATGGAAGTTGTCGTAGCGCTCCATCGCCAGTCCCTGCTCCTTGGCCGTTTCCGGGAAGGGGTTGACAGCCGGATCGTGTTCCAACGAGGGGATGTCACGCGCCGCCGGCTTGGGCTGACCGTCTTCGGGACGAACCTCAAAGGGCGACACGCCACGGGTCTGCGCCTGAATGCCGGCAATGATGAGCGCCGCCTTGCGGTCTTCGTTACCAACCTTCTCGATCACGCCCAGCTTCTTCTTGGCCATGGCCGTCTTGGACATGTGGTCCAATGTGGTCAGCAGCAAGTAGCCGTCTTTGACGTCTGTGGGGATCGTGGTACCGTGCTCGGTCATCTGTTTGATGATAGAGCGACGCACGTCTTGGGTGAAATCGACGACGCTATCGTCGTCGGCCACGTCTACTTGGACGTTGAGCAGGTGTTTCATAGCGTCAGTCATAAGGCACCATTGAAAAAATGTACAATCACATATCATAGAAAGGTAAGCAATAAAGGTACATCATGTCCATCTTGTCCCGCATTACCCAACCTTTCCGATCCATCTTCAATGGCGTCCAGCAGAGTCAACAAAAATCACGTGGACGGCAGTTCATTGAAGAGCTTGAAGCAGTCGATCAGAGTACACCTGAAACGCTGTTGACGGTGCTAACCGAGTGGCAAAACGAAATCACCTTCCAGCGCTACAATCCGCGTACGGCCGAACTCACGCCGTATAACGGAACCTTCCCTCGCCTCGATGATCTGCACGGTGCATTGCTCCGGGCTTATAACGCGATGATGAGTGATCGAGGACTGGTGCTGGAAGACATCAAGATTCGCACGGATCGCGAGTTCACCCTGGACTACTTCCTGTCCACCGAGGACAATTTCAGTATCGACCCTGGCCAGGCCTTTGAAGACATCTACAAGGTCATGGTCGACAACGAAATGTTGCTCACGCGGATGGATGCGGATTACCGCCGCGAGCATTACGTCCTCAAATACCAAGCCATGCGACGTGACGGCTTGGTCGTCTTGGAACTACTGGCCCGACTGAGCGATGTTGCGATTCGGGCCTAAGGTGCGGAGTACACATGCAGAGAAACAAAGACGAAGACATCCTCAGAGAAAGTGACTGGGGAAAGAGCAAATCCCGTGACACGCTGACTGAACTGTGGCGGGGTTTGCTGATGCAGGGTAACATCGGTGTCCAGACTTGGCGGATCAAGATGGATCGACTGATGCATGATCCTCGCCAGATGTTGATGTCGCGTAGCGAGAGTAAACCTTCGATGCGGGGTAACCTGCGCAAGGCCTTGCTGCGTGACAAGATGACCTTCAAGCAGTTTGAGCGGGGCATCGTGTTTTTGGGTGTGGAGTATGCCAAGATCATCATCGAGGTGAAATGGCCTGGCCCCGCCGGTCGAGTGGATCGTGTTGAAAAGACGATCAACCTGGCTGCGGTGGACATGAACTCCAATGACGATGAGGATGACAACGATGACTGACAACATCGTGGCCACACTCATCTGTCCGGAGGATGATGGCGTCAGTCACATCAACATCTACAGCGTCGGGCGGACCGTGCTGGGGCGTTGGATGTCCAACTTCGACCACTCGCCCTTCACCCATCCGATCTACGGTAGGTTCGCCAGTATGGAAGCATACTGGTACTGGATCGCCACCGGTCGGATACACGATGAACTGCGTCCGCGTTGGGGGATCAGCGCCAAGAGCGTGGGTTCCAGACTGCCCCGTGTCAACATCGATACATTGGAGTTCAAGCAACTGATCTTGGAGGGGTTCCTCTGCAAGACGCTGGCAACTCCGCAGGCCATGGTCGACATGGCCGCAAGCTATCTGCCGTTCACCCACTACTACGCCTTTGCCAGTAAGCGCAATCCTGAGGCCAAGCAGACCGTGGTGGATCAGTCAGGTAAACATCTGTGGCAATTGCAAGCCTGGACGTGGATTCGTTTCCTCTTGCAGAGCAACGGTCAAGCCTACATGGAAGATGCGCGCGATTACGCTCACACTCACCAGATGGACTGGATCGTCACGCTATTGGAGGAGTTGCGCGAGCCAGTTCTCACTCTGGCGGAAGAGTTGGTGCAGCGCAGTCGCTTCGGCGGTCAATAAGAGATGGGGGCTTTGGCTCCCATCTTTTTTTTTGTGCCGTCGACCCCCTGACCTAGGTTATGAGAGCTTCCCTTACGAGATTCCTATGGTCACTTCATCTGATGCATTGAAAAAGGTCCAAGGCGCTGCGGTGTCCTTGACCAAGAAGAAGCTGACGGCAGCGGCCACTGAAGTCAGCGGTAACGTCACCAACCGCCTCAAGCAGAAGCTGAGCGATAAGCTGTCGTCTACGTCCAAGTCCGCCAGCGCGGCTACCACGGCCCTCACCGGCCTTGGCGGTGTCGACGCACTCACCTCAGGGTTGACCGGTAAGATGGGCGCCCTGGCCGATCTAGGCGGTTTGAAGACCGGTGCCAGTAAGGCCATCAGCTTTGCCACCGATTCGCTGAGCAAAGCAGCCAACGCCAACACTGCTGACCTGTTCCGTTCCAAGATGGAAGGGATGATGGGCAACAACGTGGCGGCGATGTTGCAGGGTGAGGCGCAGATCAATGCCAAGCTTGCACCCTCCCTGGTCACCACCGGTCCCAACGACAAGCTGCTCACCGTCGATGCCTACGATTACAATCCCAAGGCGATCTTCACCTCCTTTGCCGGTAAGGTCAGTGACCAAGCTACCGGTATCTTCGATGCGCTGGGCGGTAAGGGCGCAATCGCCAAGACCGTGGCCGGTGTCTTGAAGAAGGGCGTGTCCGGTAACCTCAGTTTGGATACGGGGGCACTGAAGGATCGTCTGATCCAAGTCGCTGGCGGCAAGACCGGCATCATCAACAAGCTGTCCACCAGTTTCAAGCAGGGCATTGGTGAAGCCACCGGTATTCCTGCGGGGCTGTTGAACAAGGCCAACGTGGTGATCGATGGCGTGGCCCGTGCAGTGGCTACCGATGACATTCGTAGCGCCTCCACGTTGTTTGATCTGGTCGGTTCGGTCGTCAACGATAACAGCTTGGTTGAATTCTTGGACATGGGTGCCAAGGCATCGATGCTGTCTTCGATCTACCGCGAAGCGATCAATCTGGGTGTACCCGAAGCGATCGACATTGTGGTGCGTAAGGCCAACACCAACGATCCTTCAGCGCTGTACGCGCTGGGCGCCACGATCGATACGGCCGTCATCAACGGCAACATCCCCACTGTCAAGCTGATGATCGACAAACTGGGCGCGCCGGCGGTGCTGGCTAAGTTCCCTGAATCGATCCGTCAGATTCTGGCCTCCTACCAGTTCGACAAAGATCCCAGTGAAGCCAACCTGACGCTCATGTACAACGAGCTGATGGCCGTGCTCAATGCACTGGACCCGAACTGGGGTAAGTTCCAGCGCAACGGGGTGTGGGTGACTGACTTCACCGTCTACACCAACATCAGCGGTCATGCAAAGCAGTTGCTCAGTCGTGATACGGACCGCGTGATTGGCATGTCGCTGGCCTCGTACTATCCGGTGACGTCCTGCGCCGGAAAGGCACGTGAGTTCTATCCCTCTGCCGTGTTTGATCTGACCTGACATAAGCCCCTCCAGTCCGCAATGGACTGGAGGGGTCTATGCCGTTCTTTTCTTTACCGCGTGTTGTCGCGATCGGTACCCATCGACGCCGCACGGATCATTCGGCCAGGCAGCGTATCCATGAAGACCGAGGACCAGCGCGAAGCCGAGTTCCAGGTCTTGTAGTTCTGCTTGGCCAGCGAGTGAGCCAGTGCGATCTTGCGGGTGCCGTACACCATCTGCTGCAGCGACAGCGAACCCATCACGGCCAAGTAGTCCGTGTAGGCGTTGTCATCGCTGTAGGTCGAAGGTGTGGTGGCCGAAGCCACATCGTTGGCAGCGCCTTGCAGCGTACCGTCTTCACCACCTTCACCGCCCGTGCCCAGTACCGCATCACCGGCAGAGCCGGCAGCATCGGCGGCCATCAACCAGCCCTTCTCCCACAGCTTGAAGCCTGCAGAGATCGGCATGTGCATGACCGTGGACAGATCCACGACAGTGAAGTGCAGATCGATACCCATCTGCTCGTGTTCTTCGGTCCAACCTACGTTGGCCGTACCACGCTGGATGGTCAGCGATTCGATCATACCCAGACGGATGGCGCAACGGCCCTGGGAGTAGCACTCGCACAGGAACGGTGAGGTGTAGGTACGTGCACCAGTGGACAGGGGCAGCGTGCCAGCCATCAGCATGGCAGTGGGCACCAGCTCGTACAGGAAGCGGGAGAGTTTATCGCCCGACCATGCACGCAGCTGGATGTTGAAGTCCGCACGTGGCAACTGCGCCGTGGACGAATCCCAGACCTTGGGAATATCCACAAACGCCAGACCCGTCAGGGCCATGACGCCACCCATCTGGATCTTGGCCAATGCGTTTTCGGCAAAGGACTGCAACGCGCCGGTAGCCGACTGCAACAGACCGGCGCCGTCGATGTTACCTTCAGCCATCGAGAAGCGTTTGGACTTCATCGAAGAACTGGTGGAGTTCATCGTAGAGGCAATATCCGACTCACGGGTGGAGTTGGAGAACGACTCACTGGCCTGACCGGGATTGTCTACACGGAAGGTCACAAAGTCCGAACCGTCGCGACGATCACCTTCCAGATAGTTCCAGAACTTACCTGCGGTCTCACCGGCCGTCAGTGCACCTTCATTGGCATTGGCATCGGGCATGCTGTACTGGGACATGTCGCCCACCGCAGCACCGTTATTACCATTGCCGCCTTCCACCTTCTTGTTCTGGCTGGCTTCGAAGTAGGACTGCAGGTATTCGGTCATCGAGCGGTCCTTGGGGACCTTCTCGCTACCCGTCCACACCGTCTGGATGTAGTCTCGCAGGTTCGATCGCAGCTTGCCGGGAGTGATCAGATCCAGCGTACGGAAGTTCTGCGCATCACGCAGCTTTTGGTTGTACAGGTTAGCCAAACGCTGAGCACGCGAGGTCACGTTACGGATGTTGATCAACCCGTCCTTCTGGAACAGGTCCGGCAGCATCTCGGCAAAGGCCGAACGATACTTCTCGGAGAACACGTCCTGGTCGGTGTAGTTGGTGGTACGACTGTCCGAAGGTGCATACGGGCTCAAGCCCATGTTGTTGGCCAGACCGTTACAGATCGCCGTCACCGCATCCCAGTACAGGGCCATGGTGGCTTTGAGGTAGTAATACTTGGTCGTAGGCCAACCGGCCAACGTGCGCAAAATACGACCACCCAAGACAATCGGGTAGAACGGTGCAGCCAGCAGTGTACCGACTGCAGCACCTGCCGCGCCTGCCGCAGACTGGATCGGCGCAGACAGGAAGTCCAGACTCGCACGACCGGTACGCGCCAACTGCGAGGAGTCCGGATCGTACATGCCACCGAAGAAGGTCCACAGGCTGTTGAATTCGGGTACGCCAAATCGCATGTGCACCAGCTGCGAGTTGTCGTCGATGGATTCACTGTAATAGCGACCCATACCCATGCTTTGCGCTGACTTCTGACGCATGTCGCGCCAGCTGTCGGCAATGCCGTGATACACCGCGACCGGATCGGTCAGCGTGTCACCCCAATTGAGCTTTCGCGACGCCGCTGTGCCCACAGAACCACCGCCGGTTTTGATGTCGGCATAGCGGGTGAACTGAGGTGGGGCATTGATCGCAAAGTTACCGCCCAACGTGGTGTCGGTAAACTTGAATGCAGCAGTTGTCATCATCCGGCGGACCATGTCCGTGGTGGTGATGGCATCACTCGACAACAAGAACGACTGGCGAATCCAATCGTTGTCCATCGGACGTTCCGTCAGAGCCTGCGGCATCGGCTCATCACTCTGACTCGTCCAGGTGGCAGTATCTACCATGTCATTCTCCAAGAAAAGAAAACGGGGCCCCATTACAGGGCCCCGTTTCAAACTCAACCAATGGCGTTACGATTGCGACGCATCGACACCGGCGTATCGGCAGCAGTGGCCGGTGCTACGGCTTTCTCGCGCTGAACGATCTGACTGCGATCGATCTTACCTTGCGCGGTGATGGCCGGAGCACTGGTGGGCGTGTTGCTATCAGCATTGGCAGCGGCCGCGCGAGCGACCTGGGTACCGGTCTGACCGGAAAGGAACCCAACCAGCTGTCCCACCTTGTTGTCGATGGAGGTCATCACATCCAACTGCTTGGACATGATGTCCGTCATGCGACGGGTTTCCTGCTGCTCGGCACGCACGGTGGCTTGCGAGCGGGTGTCGTTCACAGCATTGGCTTCCTGCTGCTGCTGGATACGCTTGGCCAGATCACTGTCGGTCCGATTGGCCTCATCCACACGCGTGCTCTGCACGGCCGGAGCCGGCATGACAGACGTGTTCAGAGTCGGAGTCGGAGCATCCGGGCGAGCGGCCGGCATCTGGTAGTTGACCCGACCCACTGCAGCCGGATTACTGGCTTCAGTGGGAGCACTCGGCGCACTGGTGGCCGATTGCTGATAGGCACTACCTACGCCACCGGTCATGCTACCGTTGGTGACGCCCTGCGAGAACTGGTAGGCCGGTTCGCTCTTACCCAGCGAGGTCTTCGGGGAGTTCTCCGAAGCGGTCGTCGCATTGGCACGAACGTTGTTCAGCTCGGTGTTACCAGTCATCTCCTGCATGAACTTCTTGAAGTGCGACGCACGATCGGCCAGACCGTTGGTACCACCGTTGACCAGCTTGGTAACGCCATTGACGTCACCACCAGCGGCCATCTTGCGGATACCAGCGCCACGGCTCAACCACCAGTGGATCGAGGCCTGAGCACCGACCTTAGGATCGGAGACCAGCAGGTCCGGGTTGCTCAGCACGTCAATGCCAGAGGCCTTGGCGAACTTGGCGTAGTTGTCTCGTCCGGTCAACTGGATGAAACCACGACCGCGGAACTTGAAACCGTCACCGGGCTGGTTGTTGCCCATACGTCCCTGATAAGCACGATCCAAGATCGCACGCTTACCGCCAGCAGCCATTGCGGCTTCGGCTTCCGCAGGACTGCGGAAATACTTCTTGAAGATCTGTGCAGCACGGGCCGGGCTGTAGTTGTAACCTTCAGAGATGGTGCGGAAGTTCCCCGACTCATGCGCGCACTGAGCCAAGAACATGGCCAGTTCGGTTTTGTCAGTGATACCGGCCTTGATGGCCTCCTTCATCAACATCTCTTGCAGTTCCTTCGCACTGCCCTTCAGCGCCGGCGGAGGCGGACCTTCCGGTACCGGTGCCCCACCACCACCGCCACCACCTGCCGCGGCAGCGCCACCTCCGAAGCCGAGCTTGGCAGCGGTGTTACTCCACCAACCACCGCCTCCGGACGGCTTAGCGCCACCCACACCGGCAAACTTCTCACCGGCCCGCTGCCCTGCTTGCGTGTTGCCCAACATGGCAGTGGATGCAGCACCGGCAGTGCCAATGATCTTGGCAGCGTCGGCCTTGGCCTTTTCGTACTCGGCGCTGGTCTTACCCAACGCTTCGGCCTGACGGGCATTGATGTCCTTCAACTGCGAAGCCTTCTTCTGACGATCAATCCAGTCAGTGGCCCAGTCCGCACCGAAGATACCAAACACACCCGCCGAGCTGCTGTTACCGAGACGCTCAGCCTTACCCTTGAACTTGCCCCACAGGGAACGTTCCTTTTCCACCGTGTCAATGGCGAGCTTGTACGCATCGCCCACGCCACCGACATTCATCTCTACCGGCTTACCGTCGAAGGCGCCTGCTTTGATGTTGTACGTTTGCGGGTTGATGTTGTTTACGGCTTTGAGCAACGAAGCCTTCTGGTCCTGCGACAGCTCGCTGTCAGCATCGCCCAGCTTCATCTGCGCCTTGATGGCGCGTACGTTGGTCAACCAAGCCAGGAACACCGGCTTGAAGCGGTTGTTGAACCAGACGTCGAACATGGCCCGTTCATCCTTGTTACTGGTGAACCAACCATCATCCAAGTCGAACAACTTGTACACCGCTTCCATGGTCAGTTCACCGCCAGCGGCGATGTCCAGACCATTGCCCATCTGCTTGACTGCCGGTTCGCACATCTGCTCCAGTTCAGAGATCATCTTACCCTGATCGCTGTCCTGATAGCCGTAACCGTACTGAGCCATACGGAAAGCACGCAGCGGCGTGTAGGTGCCGTAGTTGTACTTCTTGTAGACCTTGTAGCCCACATACGCCACCGCACCGACGATTGCCGCACCGATAGCCACAGGCGAACCCAGCACGGCCAGAGCACCCGTACCCAGCGTACCCATCACACCCATGCCACCTGCACCTGCAGCGGCAGTACCCGCGGCAGCCGTACCGGCACCTGCAGCACCGCCAGCCAGCGCGGTACCACCAGCAGCGGCCGTGCCGCCACCGAGCAGGCTGTTAGCCATCAAACCGTAGCTGACCGCATCGATGCCGGTGTTGATCGCCTTGGACCCCGCAGAGTTCGGACCACCAGTCACCTTGTCGATTGCGTAATCGGCACCAAAGCCCATCGCCAGACCACTGGCGATACCGCCAATGGAAGCACTGCGCGGCTTGAACCGAGCCAGACGTCCACCGGCACGACGCAACAGTCCGGGCTTCTTGGCGGCACCGGCAACGCCGGCAGCAGCCTTACCCTTGTTACGCTTGAGCCAGTTGGGCAGACGGCTACCGATTGCGCCAGTAGCAGCGCCAGCCATACGACCGACCTTGGAGCGACCGAACCTACGGCTCCACTTGTTACGACGGGCATTCATGTTGCGGCGCATACCGCCACGCTTGCGACCACGGGCATCACGGTGGGCAGCGCCCTTACCGTCCTTACCCCGACCACCACCGTCGCCACCACCGCCCATGAAGATGGTGTTGCCACCACCACCGCCCTCGCCATCCTCATCGTCCTCATCATCGCCACCGCCGCCAAACAAACCGCCGGTGATCTTGGACAGGAACTTACTGAGGAAGCCGTTCTTCTCCTTCTCCGCTGCCTGCTCCTCGGCTTCTTCCTCAGCCTTACGGCCCCGGAAGGTAGCCAGACGTTCCTCGTAGGAACCGGCACGGATTTTCTTCGGCTTGGGCAGGCGTTCCTTCAGCAGGTCGCGGATTTCCACCAGCAGACCCACCGTGGCCTGATCAGCAGTCATGTTGCCACCGCTGCGCAGACCGAACATGCGACCGATACCACGGCCCAACGCACCCAGCGCATTACCGCCGAGCTTGAAGGCACCGCCGATCAGCGAACCATACCCGCTGGCAATGGAACCGGCAGCATTTGCCAGACCACGACCGATTGAGCCGACAGCATTGATCAGACCGTTACCACGCTTGAGCTTCTTGCCGCGGTAGTCCACCAGACCGGCCTTGAACTCTTCCAGCGACAGCGCCTCACGCAGCGTACCCTCAACCATCTTGAAGGTCTGGCCACGGATTTGCTCCCAACGCTTGATCTTGGTCTTGCGATCATCTGCAAAGACCAGACCGTTACGCATTTCCGTTACGGTGATGCGCGGGTTGGGATCGCCGGGGACGTAGATGTCCTGCGGAGCATTGGCTTCACGAATCTTGCGGTTGACCCAGGAGATAGCACGGAAGGGTGCAGCCACCAGCGACGCATAGCCGCCGAGGATACCGCCGCCTGCCTTGAGCAGTCGACCGAACACGTCACCGGTGGCGCGGAACAGCTTGCGCCCTTGGGTGTCGTACATGCCTTCCTGATATTCCTCAGCCGTGAGGACGATCACCGCAGGATCTGCGGAACGATCTTCCACCGGGCCGGTAATGTCACGCCACTTACGGACCTGCTTGTTGGTCAGCTGATCCCAGTAGTTGCCCGCATTCATCTTGGCACGGGTCATGATGACACGACCCTGCTTGTTACGGATGTCACCGAGGTAGTCACCGGCCATGGAGCCGAGCGAGCCGAGCTTGCGCGCCAGCGTGATGGGCGACTTCCAGATGCCGACGGCAAAGCGCCCGTAAGCGCGAGCCAGACCACCCAGACCGCGACCCATGCTGGACAGACCACGGCCGATACCGCCCATGGCACGACCACCCAGACCGCGCAGACGCTTGCCCAACCCACCACCGCCACCACCTTCGCCCGGAGCACTGGTGAAGTCACCATTCTCCAACACGTCAAGGATTGCGGTTTGCAGCTGTACCTGCTGCTGACCCAGTTCGATCAGCGGAGTCAGGTCAAAGCCGGGCATGCCACCTTCAACACCGGCAGCGCTGTCACCGCCCTCACGCCACGCATTGACACGGTCACGACCTGCCGTCACAGCCTGCGTTGCCGCAGTCTTGGCTTCCTCGTAACTGTTACGCAGACGCGTCTTGAGCGAAGTCAACTGCTCACCGGCGCTGTTGTACATGTCCTTGGCAAAGTCCTTAGCCGACAGCACGATGTTACCTTCGCCATCGACCACGCTACCACGGATGTCATCGATGCTCTTGAGCACAGCACCGGAAGCCTGATCGAAGTATTCGCCCGCTGCCAGTGCAGCGGCTTCAATCTTGGGATGCTTCCCGTTACCGACGTAGACATCGAACAGACGCTTACCTTCGGCCTTGAATGCGTCCTTCTTTTGGTTGAGCGCATCGCGAGCACCGCGGGCAGCACGACGCCCCTTGACTGCACCGCGCTTGAGTTCGCGTTGCGCCTTGGCCTGGACCTTACCAACCCATGCCGGGGTGTTGCCTTCTTCATCCTTCAGACCACGAGCGATGTCCTTGGCCGCAGCGATGATGTTGCCCTTGTTGTCGATGACCGTACCGGAGATGTCATCCCACTTCTCGATCAGCTTACCCGATGCCTGGTCGTAGTAATCACCAGCGGCCAACCGCACCCCTTCCAGCAACGTGCGCTCACCATCGTTGGTGAGGATGTCGCTGTACTTGTTGTACTGATTGGTCAGCCCCGCCATTGCCTGACGGCGAGCACGTTCAGCACGCACGCGATGACGACGGGTACCCTTCTCGGCTTTCTTAGCCAGCGACTTGGCACGTTCCTTGGCCTTGTCCAGCTGCTTTTGCACCTTGGGGTGATCGCTGAGATAGCCCTCCGCCAGATCCTTCGCATTGAGGATCACACGGTCGGCCTGATCCTTCAGGTTACCGCGCAGCTGATCCAGACTGGTGATGACCTTGCCCGAGGCACTGTCGTAATACTCACCGGCCTTCAGCTTGGCAAAGTCGACCAGCGCTTCCTTACCGTCTTGGGTGTAGACTTCCACTGCCTCGTTGTACAAGTCCGATCCACGGTTGTAGATGTCCTTGGCACGACGCTTGGCACCCCGGTAGCCCACACGAGCACGAGCGCGCAGACGGCTGGTCGCCTTTCCTGCAACACCCGGTGCCAGATACGGCGTGGACTTACGACGGAAAGCTTCGCGCTCTTCCGGGGTCAGCAACAGGCTGGGGTCCATATCCGGGGAGAGATCTTCCGGACGGGCATTGAACAGCTGGTCATGGAAGTGAGCGTAATTGACGTTGTCGGTGTAACCCTGACGGTCAATCATGCCCATCTCTTTCAGGTACTCACGACCGCCGGTCTCCATGTAGACGCTCATGGCGGCCTTGGGATCGGGGATGGCACCCTTCAGTCGACGGAAGGCTTCATCGTGGGCAGTACGACGCTGCTGATTGAACGTCCCGTCATCGCGGGTATAGTTCGAGTTCAGTACCTGCTCCAGCTCCATCTTCGAGCTGTAGGACAGGTTAGCCGTATCGCTTTCGGTGTCGCTGTAACGCTTGGGATCGTAGTGTCGACCGGAGATGGTGTCGATCAGGATCTGACGCTTGAGTTCATCGCGCGTCTTGTCCGAGACCTTGTGGTCACCGATCAGATCAGTGACCCATTTATCCACCTGCTCACGACCGTAGTTCATCTGGTGCGGATGCATGATGCGCTTGCGAGCATCGCCGGCAGCCGTGCCAAAACTGGTGAACTCACCACGGTCCATGTTGTACACGGTCCGCTCAGCATTGGCATCGCCCGTACGCGTCTTGACCAACTCGTGGTGAATGCGCGACAGGAAGCCGGGGATGACTTCCACCAGCGAGCGACGGGCCTGCTTATCAAACGGGGTGGCTTCGTTGGCGTTGTACAGCGGGGAGTGCTGCAGTGCCGGATCGATACCGGCACGCGGCATCATTTCCTTGATCCAGCGCAACAGACCACCGGCGACGGAGGTGTTGTCATCGGCCGACTGTACGAACGAAGCCGCACGTTCGGGGATGTTGCCAAACATGTACTGCAGCTGCGAACCCAGATCGGTCACCTTCTGGTTTTTACCCAGATGGCGCTGAATGGGACGGGCCACAAAACGGGTGACCATCGGAGCGACCAGACCGCCGAGCATCTCAGCGTAGGTGCCCTTCTTGTCTCCACCCATCTCCGCTGCCGAGGCAATCGACTCACGGCCCATATCGGCCATGTCGATACCGCCGGCAATCTGCGAGGCCATGTTACCCACCGACGCGGTGAGGTTCTTGGCAAAGTTCTTGGTGAAGTTGGTCACATAGTCCACGGCCTTCTGCTGATAGTTGCTCAGCAGGCGGTCACGGAAGTTCGCACCGGCTGCTTCACGCAGATCGGTCTTGCGATACTCCGGCAACGCCGTGTTCTTCATGATGACATTCAACTGCGCGGACTGACGCTGTTCACCGGCGGTCAACAGGGCCAACGTATTGCGTTGCAGCGCAAACGTACGCAGCTTCAGTTCCAGATCCTTGCGCTGGTAGCGAGCCAGGATGTTATCCTGATAGGCCGCCAGTCGATCGGTGTTCTGACGCACTGCATCCATGATGCGCGCCTGATCCACCAACCGCTTGTCTTGGATCTTGTTGCGGATTTCACCCTCAACGCGGTCCTCTTCACGGGTGCGGGCATTCTCTTCGATCATTGCACCGAAGATCTGATCCAGCTGTCCGTTGACTTCCGCACTCTCGGCATCAGCAGCATGCTGAGCCCGGTTCTCATCGCCGCCCTCGGAAAATGCCTTCAGCTTACGCTGCAGGGCCTTGGGCAACAGCTTGCTTTCGCTCTGGGAGAGCGCGCCAGCGGTGCGACGAAACACCGGCATAGCCGGACGCAGCTCTTGGGCCGCAGTATGGTATAGATTAGCCCCCAAATCCTTCAGTTCGTACGCGGTGTTGACCGCGGTACCGTAACCGGTGGGCAGAGCGTTGGATGCAACTCGACGGACTTGGTCCGGTTGGACCATAGCCGATCCGAAGCCTGCGCCAAACTTCTTGGCGAGATGATACACCGGCTTCTTATCGTTTTTGGTACTGGTGTCCTCTGCAAAGGGATCACCGAAGTCCAAGTCGTCAAAATCCAAATTCAGAGAGTCGTCTTGCGACCCGATGGGATTTTTCTTGATGGCCACAGTTAGTTACTCCTGGCAATAGAAGACCTATCGCCTCTCTTTCATAAATTAGGAGATGTTCCCCCATGAAGTCCTCGATGGTTCCATTCAATGTGACGATCATGGATACGTCGCCCGAACGACTGCGTCTGATGCGTCCGGTCACTGCGCTGGATTACTTCGAGAACGTCAGCGGCGAATTCCACGATGATGGCCTGTTCTCGGTCAGCATCTTCGGTCGTGTGGGTGATGAAGCCCGCGATCGACGCTTCTCGTTCATCGACATCCGTGTCGACATCTTCCATCCGGTGATCTACGATCGACTGGTCAGTCTGCGCTCGATGTATCGCGATCTGATGGCCGGTAAGGTCTACGCCGTGTGGAATGCGGAGCTGGGTGATTTTGAGACCTCCAATGAAATGGACGGTCAAACCGGTTATGCCTTCTTTGCCAAGCACTGGCGCGACATCAAGTTCGTGCGCAACCGCTCGGACATCCGCGAACAGCGTATCGCCCTGATCGAGAAGTTCCGCGATCGTGCAATGACCAGCAAGATCCTGGTCATGCCTGCCGGTCTGCGCGACATCGAAGTGGATCAGTCAGGCAACATGAAGGAAGGTGACATCAACGCGCTGTACCGTCGCATTCTGTCCATCGCCAACACGGTGGCTGCCACGGACAACCGTAACGTCTCCTCGGCCGTGGATAACGCCCGCCACATGCTGCAGATGGCCTTCAACGAGCTGTACGAGTCGGTAGAGAAAATGCTCACCGGCAAGAAGGGCTTCTTGCAGGACAAGTGGGCCAGTCGCCGCGTGTTCGACGGTACCCGAAACGTCATCACTGCCATGGATCACTCTGTGGCTGAGCTGGGCTCGATCAATGCCCCGCGCTTTACCGACGCCATCGCCGGGTTGCGTCAGCTCTCCCGTGCGGTACTGCCTGTAACAAACTACCTGTTGCTCAACGGTTATATGAAGGACGTGTTCAATCAGGGTAACGGCGCTGCCCGCCTGATCGATCCGGTCACCTTGCGTCCGGAGACCGTGCAGGTCTCTGCGCAGTCCTTTGACCGCTGGAACAGTGAGGAAGGGTTGCAGAAGGTCGTAGCGTCTTACGGCGAGATCAGTCTGCGCGACAAGCCGGTGATGATCGAAGGCCGTTACGCGGCACTGCTTTATGTCGGCCCGGATAAAACCTTCCGGGTGTTTGACGACATCGAACAGCTTCCGGAAGATCGTTCGCGTGAACACGTGCGTCCGATCAACCTGATGGAACTGATCTACCTGTCCGGCTACCGTCGCTGGAACACCTTCTGCGGCTACATCACCCGTTACCCGGTCACCGGTCTGGGCAGCTGCTACGCCACCACCCTGTACGTGAAGACCACCGTCGTCGGTGAGGTCCGTCAGGAGTTGGGTCCGGACTGGCAGCCGCTGGGTGAGTCCTACATCGCCCCGGAGTTCCCCACCTACTCGCCGCTGGCCTACATGGACTCGCTGTCCATCCCGGCCCCGCGTCTGGCTGGCCTGGGCGCTGACTTCGATGGTGACACCGCCTCGCTGAATGTGCTGTACACCGATGAAGGTGAAGCCGAAGTGCGTGCGCACCTGGGTAGTCGCGCCGCCTACATGGACCCGATCGACGGCGCTCGCGCCTCCATCGATACTGACACCGTCAATCTCGTTCTCAAAGCAATGTCTGGAGCACCCCGTGAATGAATCCCTGGAACCGAGCAATCGTTTCGATGACATCATCGACGAATTGCAGGCAACCCGTGACGGACGTCGGCTGAGTAGTTTCGAAGCGCTGGCTGTCGGCCAGCGATTGGAGGCCATGCTCGCCAGTGATCCGCAACTGTCTGTCGAGTACAACCCCGGTACGATTGAACCGGACCAGGGCCGCTATGGACGCGCTGCAGCCAACGCCGTGCAGTTCACCCACACCGTGGCGCGCATTACCCTGCCGCTGATCCAGAAGGCCGCTGTGGCCTCGGGCAAGGCGTTCCTGACCGGTGTGACGGAAATGCGTCGCTCCCTCGATCGTGGCGGTACGTTCGATCTGCATCAGACCGAGCAGATGCTGTCCAAGACGCAGGGTGAAGGTTCGGGCACGTTCACCGACAAGTCGCTGGCCCATCAGCTGGAGATCGATGGGGAGATCCCCGACGATTACGTGGCTGTGCTCCAGCAGGCATTGCAGGTTTCTGAAGCCATCGTCAACAACGTGGTGGCTCAGTCCAACAATGCCATGAGCAAGGTGCATGCGGCCATCACCGTGAGCGATTCGAACATGGACTTCAAGGCCTTGGGCGATACGCTGGCCAAGGTCGCCAAAATCCTGACCGATGAACCGCGCCTGTCGGCCATCTTGGACACCAAGGCGACCAAGTTCACCTGGCCCGGTGGTCTGGCCATGGCGCAGCCGCGACCGGCCAAGAAGATGCACCTGAAGTTCTCCACGACCAACGCCAATGCCGGTGAGTTGCTGGACCGTCTGCAAAAGGACAGTCTGGACATCACCGTCAAGCCGCGTCCGCGCAAGGACGTCAATCTGGTGGGCATGAACGTGCTGCCGCGCCATAGCGCTGAAGCCGTACTCGATGCCACGGTGCATCTGATCAACTTCAACTCCAAGCTGTTGGACATCGCCAGTGGCAAGGACATCTCCAAGTTCGATCCCAAGTTGAGCGTGTCGTCCTACGATGCCATCCTCGGTCACCTGATCGATGTGGCCATCGAGAACGAGCGCAAGACCAGTCCCAAGGTGAAGATGCCTGAAGATCTGGAAGCGCTGGATCTGATCGTGATCGCCTACCTGAAGCATTTCCAGTACCTCAATGGCCGTAAGGTGATTGCGGGGCTGTTCAACCGCAATCTGGCTGCCATCCGGGCCGGTCTGTCTTACGTGCGCGCCTCGGCAAAGCACTACAAATAAGAGGTGAAAGCATGCAACCTGTTTCCAACTCCACGTTGCTGATGGAGTCGATGGAGGCGTGCGGCGTGTACTTCTCGGACAATCCCCTCTCCATGGAGGGGACGATCCTGTACCCGCAGTATTACCGCCACAACGGCTTGCGTCGTGCAGTGCAGATGGTGGCACCGACGTTGCGTCCGGTGGATCGACTGGAGCTGCCGCGCGATGCGGTGCTGCACGCCATGGCCGAAGACGAATCCCAATACGGCATCTCGCAGGACGATCCGATTCTGGCCGGG